TACCATCGCCCCTATCGCCTCTAATAATATGTTCTCTGATATATTTATAAGGATCGGAAGTTGAGATAAATTTCTTCAAAATAGGACTGTATTGTGCAACTCCTTCGTATCTTTGGAGTTGCTTGAAGTCTTTATCACTGGAGATGATAAGTATCTTTTCTCTTGATGAAAAGTGTCTTGTAAGAACACCGATTATATCATCTGCCTCTGCGTGTTCCACTTCAAGTATCTTGTAGGGGAAAACTTCACGCAGATCTTTCTTTACATCAGTAATAGTGTTGAAGATAAGATTCCAATCATAATCAGAATCTTCACGCATTTTCTTACGAGAAGCTTTATAATATGGATAAATTTCCTTACGCCAAAAATTTTTATTATCACAGCAGAGAATAATATTTCCATAGTCTCCAGAGAACCTCTTTTTAACACTTAGAATGCTGTTAAGAATCATGTGTCGAATTAAATTTTCATCGACAGTTTCTTGGTAGGAGTTTATCTGCGTCATCAAGTTAGATATTACAACTTGATTCAAATCAACCAAAATCATTTAGAAATCCATTTTTGTATTGTAGAACAGTATACCGATATATTCAGAGTTTGTCAAGTTATTATTCTCTCTAATAACCACCTAACTTCTTTAAATGATATTCTCTTACGATATTTACCACTCTTTTGTAATGATTTAAAACTTGTCATATAAAAATCATTTGATTGTTGTCTATACTCCTCTATCGCTCCATTGAATAGTGGTATATGCTTATCCTCAAGAAAAGAACATTCAATGGGAAATATATTTCTATTAGTTCCTTTGCATTTACCATTACTATCCGAAAGACTTTGCATATCTGTATCCTCTATCCTTCGTAAATGAATATTATCTCCATCCACCATATCAATACCATTGATAATATATTCACTAAAATTGGGCGGATTAAATACTACAGGAAAATTGGATGATTTAGGAATGAAATAATCATCTACATTGAGAAATTGGCCGTTAACATATAATTTAGTTTGTACTTTATTGGGTACAAAATATGCCACCCCTGCAGGATTATCAGTATCGGAAAACAATTTCATATCAAATTTATCCCATGCAAATAATCTATCCTTAAATAAGTTTTGATTATAAAATGTTGATGGGACAATTGATGCAACATAATCACAATTATCTAACATCAATTGTAAACAATCAAGATATAAATCTTCATGTGTTATACTTACTTCAAGTTTCTTTCTTGATATAACTGTTTTTGCTAAGTAAGGCGGATTAGTAATACATACCCGATAACCCTTTGGAAAATCTTTTATTGTATCTCTTATTTTCACATCAAGATGTTGTGGGTCTATATCATATCCATCCCATGCAGTATCTACAAATTCAAATAAATTGCCTGAGCCCGCAAACGGTTCTAATATTGGTTTATCTTTAGGAACTAAACTATACCATGATTTGAAGGCATCAGAATTGTTAAAGGGATCAGTAGTGGTATAATATTGACCCAGTAGTTGTTTAGACTGCATCGATTAATCTTTCTTGTAGTTCTACATGATTAACAACCCAAATATTTCCCTGTGGATTGTCAAACTCTTTCTTTAACTTATCATACTCCTTTTTTGCGTTTGTGTCAACGAGTGCAATATAAGTTAAGTCTTTTTTTTCAGATATATCTCTGCCCCATTCTAACCATCTTTTCTCTTCATTAAATACATTATCTTGATGGCCGCCGGCTCCTAAACAATACTTATAACTTCCTCGACCAAATAGTTTACCATCTATGTAAATTTCAAAATCAATAGTTTTATAGTCGTAATTTGTATTACCAAATTTATTTTTATGTTGAATTTTACAATACACTTTACCATCTTTGGCGGGTCTTAACTTAGTGTTTTGTAGTTGTGTTATTCTAATTCCATGTTGTTTTAAAAATTTATCCATACCATTGAACGTATAACTTTCAATTTTACTACTCCGTCTTGCTGCACTCTTAGCAAGGTGTTGCGCCATGATTTTTGACAAGAAATTATCTCCCTGTGATTTCATAAGATAATCTCTCTCTGAAAGATTAAAATCTTTTAACTGTCTGTCTAGTTTCTTTTCATTAATATATTCTATAATAGATTGTCTCTCTGTTACCCCTTCTTCTAATTTCTTTGCAAGTTTTTCATCTGTTTCTACTTGCATTTGATATCTAAGATTTGGTATATCAAATTCAAATAGTTGTACTTCAGAACCATCCGCAACTGAATATAATGATTCCATAATTAAGAGGCCTTTCCTATGATATCTCCAATAGATACCCGATTGAACTTTGTCTCATTTCTATTTGTGTATTGATTAAAATCATGAGACTTTACAGTTCCTTTGAAGTGAAAACAAACATCAACATCTAATTGATCGTTATTATCAGCAAAAAATGCTCCGTACCTTCCGGTCTTAGTCACAACACTATAGACTGTACTTTCTCCATAATGGGTTTTGACATCTTTCTTTTCAACGACTTTTGCAAACCAAAGAGCCCTTTCGCCAATCTTTCCAATGAATTCATTCATACTTAAACCACTCCGGTACTTCTCTGTTTGTCCATTTCATAGTAAATCTTTTCTGTTTTGTCATGTAAAACTTTTGATATGACTTAACAGGATCTTCTGGGAACATACACTCTGGATTTGACTGCATTGCCAGTTTAAAATCGGTCATTCTGGTGCGTGGGATGTTGTCTGGCATTCTTTCCAGTTCTTCTCGTAGTTTCATATCAGTCGCATGAACCTTACCGTAGCGATGCGTATATTCGTCACAGAGCGCAGAAAAATGTTTCCAGTGCCACCTGTAATTGATGAAAGATTCGCCAGTCCATACTGTGCATGGATGTTTGTGATGGACAGCCTTATAGAGAGTTAACTCTCTATCATCTGGAAGCATATAGTACTTCACCTGTCGTTTTCCTGACACTGATGGTTTTAACATTTCAACGCCATCTAGTATACGATGGACTGTTGAAAGCATCTGAGCAGACTCAACTACCATCTTTGGAATATGTTTGTCGCATTGTTGTTGTGCTGCTTCAACTGGATTACGACTCAATACGAATACGTTCATTTCCCCATCCTCGATATTTCTTCTGCGTATTTTGCACTAGTAACTGGTATTGCGTTAGACTTGTGCATAGTAGCGATACCTACAATAGAATCGCCTGTATATTTTTGTTTCTCTACCATACCACAAGTAGTAGAACTTGTCAACTCCCTAGAAGGATAAACAGTTTCTTGTCTAAGAATATTAGGTTTGGCCTTGAGTGGACGAAATTCTGGTTGGTATTTTTTAGTAGGTTTGCGAGACGTTTTTCGTTTTCTGCCTGATGGATCGTGTCTCATACTACCGTAAATTATTTGCATAGATTTACTCAATTTGATGATAAGACCATTCTATAGAATAATTTCTCCGTTGTCAAGTAAATTCATACCGTATTTGCAAATATAATAGGAATCTATGATATCTGATATCGGATTCCCTATTTTTGTAGATTTAGATTCTAGATATTGTTTCAGATCAACATCAGTAGAAGAAATAAAGCTCTCATACATCAGATCTTTATTTGCGTTTCCTTTGCCAGAGGCAAACTTCTTAATCTCCGCTGGTGATACTAGATGATAATCTATCTCCGAATTCCATAGTTTCCACTTCAGAAGGCCACAGTTTTCTGCGATATGAAATACCTTTCCTGTAGAGTTATAACTATAATCTTCTATATAAACAGATTCTATCTCGTTTGTCAATACAATATCCACGGCCCAATCAGATATAAAATCATATCTTTCTTCGGGATACTCATAAGTAAATATTGTCGATTGACCATCTATATTCTTGAAAGAATACTCTGAATATTTTTTAGTAGACGAAAGAAAGTATATGTCGCAAGTTTCGAATGCGAAATCTTTCGGTTCTCCTGAGTATGTACATACAGACGGTGATGTTAGACTGTAATCAATTCCTGCTAGTCTTGCCATATCCTATTAGTTTCATTATATAAATCATATCCCTCATCATCATCTTCTTCATCATCTTCTAAAGAGTAACTACCCGATATTTGTTCTCCACAATTCGGGCAGTAGTTCACATTATCATCTGGATTTCTCAAATATATTTCAAAGTAGCAAGAACAATATCGGCACTCAATCATATCTGGTGCGTCATCTCTTGACATTTATATTCCTATTTATGCGTAGGCGTCATCCCAACTTCCAACCAGCCCTGCAACTTCATATTCAGTAACTCTATTTTCGAAGAAGTTAGTGTGGTCTGCGCCATTTAGAATCCATTCCAACCAAGGAAGAGGATTCGTTTTTACCTTAAATACAGGTTTTAGTCCCAATTGAAGTAATCTTCTATCAGTTATATATCTAATATAAACTTTCACCTCATCTGAAGACAGTCCATCAATATCTCCTAGATTGTAAGCCAAGTCAATAAACTTATCTTCTAACTTAACTGCAACCTTGGACATCTCATAAATTTCTTTTTTGAAGGAATCATCTACAATTCTTGGATGTTCTGAACAATATGCTCTGAACAGATTTGAATTACCCTCAACGTGCATAGATTCGTCTCTGATAGACCACTCTACAACCTTACCCATTCCTTTCATCTTTCCATATCTCTGGAAGTTAAGCAACATTACGAATGATGCGAACAGTGCGACACCTTCATTAAATACAGATTTTGCAAATGCAAGGCCTAATCCCCTGATAGTAGACGGATCAGAATCTGTCATAAACTCTACCTTATCGGTCATTTCCTGATACTCTAAGAATGCGTGATATTCACTATCAGGCAATCCAAGTGTTTCATTCAATAACGCATAAGCTCTCTGGTGAATACCTTCTCTCGCCGCGAATGACCCCAACATATTACGAACTTCATTATTCTTAATTCTGGGAATGAATTGATCGTAATAGTTCTTACCAACTTCCACATCTGATTGAGTGAATAATCGAAGGATGTTTGTGATATATTCCTTTTCTGTTCCTGATACTCTGCCAGTCTTCCAATCCATCACATCTTCGGATAGATCAACTTCATCTTCGATCCAGTGAACTTTCTCATGTTTTGTAGTCAGTTCTACTGCCCAAGGATAGAAGAATGGCTTATATGTTTGTGATACTTTTGTCAGTCCACCAGATACTTTCTTCAGTATCTTATCTGCGCTGACCATCAAATCATCGTACCCACCGATATGTTTGTCATCGACAAATATCTGGGGCATAGAGTTAACTCTTCTAGGGAACGAACCTGTCCCTAGAACTTCTTTTGAACCATTTATTCTTTGATAAAATGATAGACGCTGTTCTTCATCATCAAGAACAACCTCTGTGTATTTGATATCAAAATCATCAAACCAATCTTTTGCTTTTACGCAAAACGGACAACCCGATTTCGAGTAAATAGATACATCCATATTTTTCTCCTAACCTTGACAAGCTTCACATTCTTCCTGACTTTCATCGATTGGAGTTTCATAATCCTTTAGTGCAATTCTAGTAACTTTTTGTGCAACATTCTCTGCTCTACTTGAACTCTCAGTTCTCAAGTAGTAAAGTCCTTTACATCCACTTTCCCAAGCTCTATAATGGACTTTGTGTATATAAGATTTATCTGCAGATGGCGGAAAGAATATATTCAATGACTGTCCCTGACAGAGATAATTCTGTCTGTCTGCTGCTTGTTCTATCAATGCCATCTGGTCAATTTCTATCGCAGTCTTGAATACCTCTTTCAGATGATCATCCAAGAATGCTAGGTGTTGTACAGAACCACCATTAGTGATTATCGAACTCCATACTTCGTCAGTACTTTTATCGATCCTTTCCAATTCTTCCTCTAAGTATCTGTTCCTAACCAAATGCGAACCAACTCTGGTTCTATGGGTGTAGGCATTCGCCTTCAGAGGTTCAATTGAGGGAGAAGTATTCACAATAATTGAACTATTCGCATTGGGCGCAATAGCCAATAAATGTGAGTTACGAAGTCCAGAACCTTCCATGTCTGGACACTCCCCTCTTTCTTCCGCGAGTAACTTAGATTCTTCTGAAGCCTGATCTTTAATGAACTTAAATATCTCATTGTTCATTTCTCTTGCTTCTTCCGAATCGAAAGAGACTCTATGTTTATGGAAATAGGAATGCAATCCCATTGCACCTAGTCCCAAAGACCTCTCCATCTGTGCGGAGTATCTTGCCTTTGATATCTCATCTCCGGCGTGGTCTATAAAATATTGTAATACATTATCCAAGAATCTAATCAAATCTCTAACAATATTAGATTCTTTCCATTCGTCATATTTCTCGATATTTAGTGATGACAAACAACAAACAGCGGTTCTATCTTCGCTTGTAGGTAAATGAATTTCGTTACATAAGTTAGACCCATGTATCTTTAATCCTTTCTTCTTCATCTCCTTTGGGAGAGACCGATTTGCGGTATCGATGAAGTTTAAATATGGTTCTCCGGTTCTGTATCGGGTTTCTAGAATAGTCTCCCACAACTTTCTAGCTCTAATTGTATCCTTTGCAGTCTTTTCATTTGGGTCAATTAAATCCCAGTCTAAGTTTTCTTTAACTGCTTCCATGAACTTGTCGGTGATATTAACTGCGTGATGTAGATTAAGATTCTTTCTATTCACATCACCAGTCGGAGTACGCATTCCTACGAACTCCAAGATGTCTGGATGGTCTATATCAAGGTATGCTGCATAAGACCCTTTCCTAGTTTTGCCCTGTCTATACGCCGTCATATCCGCATCTACGGTGTGCATAAAAGGGATGGGGCCAGGTGCTTTATCAGAGACTGAACGGACAGTACTCCAGTGGCCGCCAACACCACCACCTTTTACTGATAACCATCTCAGTTCAGATGAGTGCGAAATAAGACCTTCTAATGTATCCGGAACATAAGAAAGAAAACAAGAAATCGGCAGGGACTTTGGGGTCTTTCCTTGTTTCGGTGCGTTAGATAACACTGGAGAAGAGAACATAAACCATCCCTTCGACGCACCTTCATATATTCTCTGAGCGAGTTTTTTATCTCCGTAAGAGTACGCTACCGCTGCTCTTGCGAATGAATCTTGAGGGGAATTTTCACCTTCAATGCAATAATAATCTTTCAGTAATTTGTAGGATTGTTCCGATAAATTCTCATCTCGTTCATACTCTACTTTTAACTTCATCCCTTCTCACCCTTAACACTTCTTCCATGCGGAAATTTTTAATTTCGCTTCTAGTCCATTTGATATGTTTTTACTTATAATGTCTTGTAATTCTAAAACACCCATTCCTGACAGTATCACATCATTTATATCTTTTTCTTTTATTTTATTTGGCCAGACGAAAATACTAAATCCTGTCTGGATTACATTCAACATTCTCTTGACAATTTGGGGGTTTCTGGGCTCATTATCGAACACAAAAACAACATTACTAAACTTGTCAAAATACTTCAAACCGACATCGCTGCCCGCCATTGCGATTGCATTATCAAGAAACAGAGAGTCGATTGGGCCCTCTGTCACATATACAGTTTTACTCTTATTTACTCTCTCCAATCCATAAATCTTCTCTGCATCTTCATCTATCTTGATGGTAATATACCGCATACCGGAAGAGTCTAATGATCTACCCTGCAGTGCAATAAGTTTCTTGTTTTCGTTGAAGAAGGGAATTACAATCCGTTTTTCATTATCTACAAGTCTGTCATACAATCTAGAATTGTCACCAAACTTAGAGAGTAATGTATTGACTGTTGACTTAAAGTCTTCAGTGTAATATAATACATCCAAGTTAGGAATTTTTCTGCTCACCAAATATCGTTTGGCTGGGTGTGAATCATCCAACTTTTTAATTGGAGTCATACCCTTTAGTTTGTCTTTGAACTTTGCTTTGAAGTCTATATTAAACTCAGTCTGTTCTTCTTTGACAAGGACTGAATTATCTCTAAAATCATAATAGAACTTTAAAGGTTTGTGCTCTTCTTTCTTTTGTTCTTTCTTTGGGTTGTTATCTTTCCACTTCTCAAGAGTATATTGTTTATGGATTTCGCCATCGACAATACTTAAGAACTTACCAAGAGACATAGACGCACCACAATTATGGCACATATAGAAGAACTTGCCCTTCTTCTCAAAGAAGAACCCTCGGGCCTTGTAGGAGTGTTTCTGAGAGTCACCACATAAAGGACACCTACAATTGTATAGGTTGTCTCGTTTCTTTGCGAATCTCTCTAACTTACTCCCTACAAGATTTATGTAGGTGTGATCAATATATAACATAAACGTGTACGAATTTTAGAAGATATTGTACACGTTTGAATATAACTTGTCAATCTGAATTGTTACTTTCTCTCAGTTCTTTCAATTCTTCTCTAAATTCATCTCTGGTGATGTAACTTGCCATCTCTTTATTGATCTCTTGAATATCTTTTTCTATCTCGACCAATCTTCTACCCTGAGAATCGAGTGAGCCTCTCAGTGATACGGACTCAGATAAAACTTGAGCGAGTCCTACTTTTACGTCTACTAGACCTGTACCAACCCATGTCAAAAAACCAACAATCAAAACCATTGCGACTGTTTGTATTCTTTGTTCCATAGAATGTATCCTATCTGTGTTCTGTTTAACAGAATCTTGAAAGTCTTCTACACTGTCCACGGTATCTTGTGCCGACATAATTGTTCCTATTATTTATCTTCAGACTCTTTCGATTCATCTTCCGATTCGTAATACTCTCGGTATTGAGCAAGAATGAAACTTTGCTCTTCCATATATTTTAAGATCTCAGCCATATTTATAGATATGGCCTCATACGAATCTTTGTCTAATGCAAATATCGCCAAACTTTTTCCGTCTCTCTTCAGTTCTTTTATTCTATCTTCATAAGTTTCTGGAGTTATGATCATCCATTTCACACCCAACCAATCAATCGGTTCCGGATTTTTCAATTTAAGAGGAAGTTTTTTAACTAAAACCTCTTTAGTAATTATTTTTTCAACTGGTTCCGGTCTTAGTATAGAACAACCAGTAGAAACTGTCATTAAAAATACTAGTAATAATAAACTAAGAATCTTCATCTTCATCTACTTTTCCTGTAATTCTATCAAGACGTTGTTTAACATCTCTATCTACTGCTCTATTTACTATTCTTTCTACCAAACCGGGCTTCTTACTCGCAAGATAACCCAAATCGTGTTCTCCAAGAGTTACTCTTAACTTGTCTACTTCTTTTTCTAAATTGTTCCTGACTGTCTGAACTTCTTCCGTGACTGTTCTCAGTACATTGATATTTTCATTCAGTCTATTTATCTCTCCGTCTTTTGCATTTATCGCGTCTTCCATCTGAGCCGCATTTATTTTCATCTGTTCCAAAGATTCTTTTAATCCCTTGATATAATACCAGCCTCCTGCTCCCATAAGGAGAGGAATGAGGATCATAACCACCTTAAATGTACTGAAAAATGCCATTTCAAATCTCGTTGTGTCTTCTTAATATAGTCATAGTTCCATAAGAATCATCCATGAGTACCACACTCTTCTTCGGATTCCTTCTTATATAATCTCTGATATCTGATGCTTCTTCTGCAGAAATATAATTTTGCCATCTCGCGTACTTCTTTTTACCTTTCAGAAGTTTATTATATGTATCATTTTTTATTCTAAAAACTCGCATTCCAGCGAAAGTCGCAGGAGGCATTTTACCCAACCCTGCAAGATGACTTGCGTCTCCGATAGAATTAACTGGAGCATCTTCCATCAAAAGTTCTTGCGTTTTTTCTTCAAGTATATTAACATAGTCACACAAAAAACCTTCTATCTGTTCATATGTTTCATCATCTACATCTTTGAGAGACTTATTTCTCTCTTCTCTAAGAAGTGCGAATGCGGCTGCGTAACTTGCGATACGACTCTTACCAAAAGGAAACTTCTCTAATACTCGTTTAAGATTAAATATTAATCTATGAAAAAGTGTGTATGAAGATTTCTCTTCAGAAGTTTTCAATTGATTAGATTTCTTTAACTGTTTTCCATTCGCATCTACAATACCGTGTTCAAATGCCTCCATATCTTTCCAAGGAGTCGTTATAACCTTGATAAATTTGTATGCGAGAAATGCGTTAAAGACTGATGCCATTATAATTTCCTGAGTGCCTCTATTATATCATCATCTATGGGTATGTCAATACTATTTATATCGGATCCGTTTACCCCATAAATCCGGTTCGGCATCTTGTTTATAAAAGACAGAAAACTCTTCAGTATATAATACTGAGAGGGATCTATCTTTAAAAAGAGAATACGAGAAGCCGCAGTATTCCCCAAGACATTATATAAAATAATTAAGTGATTGATTACCAATCGCTCTTTCAATATACGTTTCGTATGGTATCTAAAAAAAAGTCTTTTGATATACTTTATCCGCTTCATATCATCCACAAACTCTTCGTATGTGTGACATTGCGGATTATCGTAAGACTTCATTTGATACATCAAGACGTTATCTTCCGTCAAGTCATCAAATTTTTGCATAAAATAATCTTAGTAGTTCAAATTACCAAGTATCGGTTGAGAATTCTACCCTCTTCCAAATATCGGCTACTCCATCAGTGTAATTCGCAGTACATCTATATATATAGTTGTCATCCATCGCAACATCTCCAGCGGCATCTCCTGACGCTCCCTTAGATGTTGATGGTGCAGAAACTAAAGCAAGATAACCAGCACCATTAGTCAACTCATTATTGTTAGTTGGTATAGTTGGTTGATTTGTTAAGTTTGTATAGTCTCCATCAAATAATGTAGGTTTACCAGTTACTTCCGCATATGATATAGTAGTTAAATAACCAGCACCATTAGTCAACTCATTATTGTTAGTTGGTATAGTTGGTTGATTTGTTAAGTTTGTATAGTCTCCATCAAATAATGTAGGTTTGTTTTTGATGAAATCTACAGAGCTACTGTCTGTTTGATTATAATCAGCCTGTATCTGTGAAGTCAAAAAACCACTCAAGTCCGCTGGAGTGAAGGTAAACACACCAGTAGAAGAATTATAGTTAAGAGAACCAGAACCACTTGCACCACCCAAAGAAACACTCAATCCACCGGCAGAAATAAAGTTTTCATCATTTGTCAAATCACTTAACGCAGTAGGAATTGTGGGCTTGTTCTTGATGAAATCTACGGCATTAGTGTCTGACTGATTAAAGTCAACCTGTGTCTGTGAAGTTAGATACCCTGCATCATTACTAAAGTCACTAACATTAGTCGGAACTGTAGGAATTGTAGGTTTATTCTTAATAAAATCTGCAGCACTACTGTCTGTTTGATTATAGTCTGATTGTGTCTCTGTAGTTAAATACCCTACAGTACTATGGTCTCCCCAAGTATATGCGGTATTCCAGTTCTGTATGTGGAAAGATGTAATTCCTGAGGCCACAGAAGCTCTGAATATCGGATCATCTTCTGTGAATGATGTCAGATAAGAAGATAAATCTGGCGGAGTAAATGTGAATACTCCTTCCCCCTCAACGATAGAATAGTTAAGAGAACCAGAACCACTCGCAGAACCAGTAGAAATAACAATATCTCCAAGGGCTGCCTTTTGGCCAATCTGATTTGATATTGTTGTCGCGAAGTTAGGATCATCGCCCAATGCATCTGCAAGTTCATTGAGTGTGTTCAATGTTTCCGGAGCAGAACTGACTATATTTGCTACTTGAGTATTTACATAGGTTTCTGATGCCAGACCAGATAATGACGCAGAAGTTAAGAATGAACTCAGATCCGCAGGAGCAAATGAGAACACTCCAGTAGAATTATCATAATTCAATGAACCAGAACCACTCGCAGAACCAGTAGAAACGCTAACTCCTGCAAGAGTGATAAAATTAGTATCATTTGCGAAATCGCTCAAATTAGTAGGAGATCCAGTCAAACTAGAATATTCACCATTAAATAAGGTAGGAGCTCCAGTCAAATCTCCATATGCACCAGAGAAAGCATCAGTTATTCCATAACCAGCAATAGTAGTTGGTTTTGCGGATACATTTGCGAATGAGATTCCTGTTATGAAACCCTGCGAGTTGACATAAGTCTCTGTCGCATATCCTGTAAGATCTGCACCTTCTGGAATAGTCGGTAAGTTATCTAATGTATTATAATCCAGATTACTAATCTGCGATCCTTGTATTGCTAATGACGCCTCATGAGCCTTAACATCAGATTGAGTTACCGTATAGTCTGTAAGGTATGAACTCAAATCTGCAGGGGCGAATGTGAATGCTCCAGCATCATTATAATTGAGAGATCCAGCACCACTCGCGGCAACGGTAGAAACACTAAAGTCTCCGACTGCTGCCTTTGTTCCAATCTGGTTTGATACTGTTGTTGCAAAGTTAGGATCGTCTCCTAATGCAGCAGCAAGTTCGTTCAAAGTGTCCAAAGTTTCTGGAGCAGAACTAACTACGCCAGCAACTTGAGCATCAACATAAGTCTTTAGTGCATAAGTCGATAAATCAGACGCAACCAAATAAGAACTCAGATCTGCAGGAGAAAATGTAAGAACACCAGTAGAATCGGTATAGTTTAACGAACCAGAACCACTCGCAGAACCAGTAGAAACGCTCAGTCCGGCTCGTGACTCAGTAAGATTGATAAAGTTTTCATCGTTAGTGAAAGAACTTAATGCAGTTGGAACAGTCGGTATTGTTGGTTTATTTGATAAATTGTCATAATCTCCATCAAACGCATCCGTAATCCCATAACCAGCAATAGTAGTTGGTTTTGATGTTAAATCTGCGAATGCAACTGTTGTTAAATACCCAGAATCATTTGCGAATGTAGAAACATTAGTGGGAGCACCAGATAAACTAGAGTATGCACCATCAAATAATGTTGGTTTACCAGTTACTTCCGCATATGATATAGTAGTTAAATAACCAGAATCATTTGCGAAATCAGAAACATTAGTGGGAGCACCAGATAAACTAGAGTATGCACCGTCAAATGCGTCCGTAATCCCATAACCAGCAATAGTAGTTGGTTTTGATGTTAAATCTGCAAATGCAACTGATGTTAAATATCCAGAGTCATTTGCGAATGTAGAAACATTAGTAGGGACTCCAGTCAAATCTCCATACGCTCCAGAGAATGCATCCGTAATACCATAACCAGAGATAGTTGTAGGAGAAGAAGATAAATCATCAAAGGAAACCGTTGTCAAATAAGCTGAGTCATTTGCGAATGCAGAAACATTAGTAGGAGCCCCAGATAAACTAGAATATGCACCATCAAATAATGTAGGTTTGTTTTTAATAAAATCTACCGCAGAACTGTCGGACTGATTATAATCCGATTGAACTTGAGCAGCAGGAATAGAAGGAACACCAATTAAATCTGTGTATGCACCAGATGTCGCGACAGCAGATAAATCAGCAGTATTCGCCTTTGTTCCAATTAAATTGGCAGTTGATGTGGCAAAATCTGGATCATTACCAAGGGCAGTTGCTAACTCATTTAATGTATTTAAAGTTTCCGGAGCAGAATTTACAACCCCAGCAACTTGAGCATCGACATATGTTGTCAGTGCATAAGTTGATAGATCAGAAGCAACTAGATAAGTTCCCAAATCCGTTATCTGATCTTCTGTTATATTTAAACTAGAAATATCATCTTGGGTAACAGTATATCCAGTGATATATCCAGAATCATTAGTGAAAGAACTAATCTGTGTTGGGACAGTAGGTATAGTTGGAGTATTTGTTAATGAACCGTAGTCTCCATCAAATAATGAAGGTTTATTACTTAAACTGTCATAATCTCCATCGAATAGAGAAGGCGTATTTGTCAATGAACCATAATCTCCATCGAATAGAGAAGGTGTATTAGTCAGTGAACCATAGTCTCCGTCAAATAATGTAGGCTTATTCTTAATAAAATCTACCGCAGTATCATCTGTCTGATCATAATCTGATTGAACTTGTGCCGCTGGGATAGTAGGTTTTCCGGATAGATCTGTATATGCACCAGAAAATAGTGACGGTTGATTGCTCAAACTTCCATAATCACCATCAAATAATGTTGGTTTGTTTGTTAATGTATCATAATCGCCATCAAATAATGTTGGTTTGTTTGTTAATGAATCATAATCACCATCAAAAAGATCTGGTTGATTGCTCAACGAACCATAGTCTCCATCAAATAAAGATGGTTTATTAGTCAAAGAATCATAATCACCATCAAATAAAGAAGGTTTATTCTTGATAAAATCTACAGCAGAACTGTCAGACTGATTATAATCTGACTGAACTTGTGCTGCTGGGATGGATGGAGTATTTGTTAATGAACCATAATCACCATCAAATAATGAAGGTTTATTGGTAAGACTATCATAATCACCATCAAACAAAGATGGCTTATTAGTCAAAGAATCATAATCACCATCAAAAAGATCTGGTTGATTAGTGAGACTACTATAATCACCATCAAATAAACTAGGTTTTCCTGTGAGATCTGCGTATGCTCCCGAAGTCGCAACAGAAGACAAAGATGTTGTGTCTGCCTTTGTACCAATTAATGTCGCGGTAGATGTCGCAAAGTTAGGATCATTATTCAACGCAGCAGCCAACTCATTGAGTGTGTCCAATGTAGTTGGTGCAGAATCTACTAAGTTCGCAACTTTCTCATTGATGGTTGCTTCAAGGGAAGTTCCATCCGCAGTTGAGATCCCTACAAATTCTATCTTTCCAGATAGTGGATTATATCTATAACTCATTACGCCGTCCTTTCAACAGTCAGTAGGTTTCCGGATGAATCATATGTAAAATCTAAACGGGCAACCACTGTACCGGACGAACCTCCAAGTTTGTATTCAACTGTAATCAAATTATTAGTAGAGGATTCGTATGAGTTTTCTATAAAGTCATGGGCAGGGATTCCTAAACCGTTTGCGATATAGTTTTCTTGACCAAATTGTGATACTGCCATTTTTCCTCCTAAAGTATTTCTACTTTAAATTTTCTTGTATTTCTTCGATAAGACTCTTTTTAGTCTTTCTTCTGTCCAATTCGACATCTATGTGTTCTCTTGCCCAGAGTTCCAGTTCTTCTTTTGTCATTGATTCAAAATCTGGTGATTCTGGTTTTGCTGCAAAATGATTTTTTTGTTCGCGTTTCTTCTTAGGTTTCTCTTCGACCACTGGTTCTTCAACAGGCTCTGGTTCTACGGCGACAGGGGCAGCTGCCGCTTCCATATCGGTCTTTAAGTTTCTCATAGAAACTAAGAGTTCTCCAGTTCTGGAATCTTCCCATCCTTTATCTGTCGCAACTGCGAATTTTGCCCACTTAGGCGGCGTAAACTTACCCATGATACCTCACTTATGCAAAACTGGCGATCTTCTTCGCTCTAGCTTTGTTCTTATATTTTTCCATTGCCATTGCATGAACCTCTTTTTTCAATTCAGATTTAGAGATTTTTGGTTGCAATTCTTTCACTAACTTCGACATCTCTGCCGCGTCTTTTTTATCAGAAGACTCAATTAATTCTTCTATGTCTGTATATTTAGACTCAGAAATTTCACCATCTCCACCACATTCTGGACAATCTTTCTTTCCATGTTTACCCGATCCATCGCAATGATCACACTCTTCTTCTTTGAGAGAATCTTCAAGAACTTTCTTTGCAGTATCTCCAGAGATTGTTACCGGATAAGTCTTTCCACCAAATGAGAAGTTTTTCTTTCCAGCCTTCTTCGCAGCAGACGCAGCACCAATAAACTGTGCGACATCTTCATCGGTAATTCCTTCTTTCTTCATTCTCTTAGAACTACAATGGGCTTCGAACATCTTTCTGATATCTCCACCAGAAACATAATCGGGAAGCATATCTTCTAGATCATCTACAGTGACAGTCTTCATCTTCGCAACTTTAGCGGCGAAGGCCTTCATCGTCTTAGATTTCTTCATCATTGCGGCGATTTCTTTTCCTGTCGCTTCTTCTAGTTCCACTTCTTCATTAAATAATTTATATCCATACATACCATGTTCCTCTTGAAATTCTTCTTTAGAAAGAAGTTTATATACAACCGAAGCGAGTTGTTTCGCAGACATCTTGTCCATCTTCGCTTTATTCTTGTCGTTTACTTTATCATAAACTTGTAGAATGAGACCAGCAGTGGTCAAATCAATTCCCTTCATGTGTTGTTTTCTGTCAACAATTTTACGAGCAAGTTCAATACCACTTTCTTCTGTGATATCTACAAATTCCTCTAGGTTCTCAAAGAGTTTCGCAGCCTGCCCTAGAGATATAACCTTAAATGCGCCTACGTTTCCGGTCTTATCTGTCACTCTAAACTTGAACTTTTTGCCATCCATAGAAATCTTAACGTCATACTTCTTACCGTCTTTTCCTCTAACAGTCTTAAATTCTGACTCATTCATCTCAATTTCCTCCATAAATTCAGAAGCCTTCAGTTTAATGTTGTGTGCTCTTCGAAGTTCTGTTGCGGCTATCTGAGAAACGAAGTTAACCTTTGCCTTTGCAATCTGCGTCAAGGCATCTTTATCCTGAGACTTGATCATCTTTGTTAATTTTTTATAAGAAGAACTAGTAGGATCTACAGTAGAAACAGTAGAATATGCCTTCTTTAGTTTACCAAGTTGTGCTGTGCTAAAACCTTCTGTAGTCTCCACTCTCTTTCTTTTCATAGATCTGTTGTGGAATAGATATTCAATCGCGCCATCTCTTAATTCTTTATCCGACTTCTTTTTATTTGCCGGATACTGCTTCATAATACTAATAGTCTTCTGGATATTCTTTTCGTCTGAAGGACTGTACTTCTTCTCTTGAAGTTCAACTTCTTCTGTCAATCTATAACTCTTGATGGATGCGCCCATATCTCCAAGTGCGAGAGTGGCATCTCCACCCTTTCTACTATAGAGGAAGAACTTCATTCCACCAGTCTTGTCTGTCGGTTGTAGTCTTATCTTATCGACATCATACTTAGCACTTCTGGATTTATTAACTACAGAAAACTCTCTAGTCGTAGAACCAGACATGGTGCTACCGTAATTTATTTCTACCTTATCGCCTTTCTTCAGTTTTTCAAAGTCTCTTCTGGACATTCTCTCATTGAGTAGCATAGACTCAACATACATATTCAGTTCGTATGATTTTCCGGTGTTGTATACTTGAACGTGAAGTTTCTTATTTCTTTCTCCATCCAAGTCTAAATGATAACTGTTCATCTTTCCGTTTGATGGTTTGCGAGGGCCAAATGCGACCTGTGTATCTATAGAATCTGCAGATACCTTATAACCTCTCTTCTTTGCTACCTGATAGGAATGCTGCATCGCACCAGAAAATGTCTTATGGTACAATTGATAATTGGTTCCAAATGCTTTATTTGCTTTCTGAGACGGAGACATTTTAAGTCTATATTTTGGAGCCTCAGTCACTGTAGCATCCTCAATCTTTTTCTTTGGTTGGCCGGGAGTTCCTTTGCGATACTTCTTTTCTAGTTCTTTGGATGCAAATTCTCCAGCACCAGCTTTAGATTTGAATGGTTGTTTCTCTGCTCCACTAAAAGACTCTGGGACACAATCGGGAACCATCTTGTTCCCTTTCTTTTTCATTCCTATTTGTTTATATCCATCCCAACAAGGAGCTTGTTCTTTCTTGGTTCCACCTCTCGCCTTTGCAGCAAGGTCTTTATCTGCACCACCCCATGTTCCCTTTCCTTTGGTAATAAAAGAGTTAACACGGGCGAGAGCCCATTGTTGTGCAGTTGTGCCGGGGCGATGACCTGTCTTGTATGCAGCCATTCCGCGATTGTAGACTTGTTTCAAAATTCCAAGAGAGATACCACTTTTCTCGGCTTTACCCTTAAGTGCTTCATCAGACTCTTCTAACTCTTTATTACGAGCCTTTCTCTTATCTCCACCTCGGACTCTTCTTTCTGCGCCTTCTTTCTTGTGCCACTCAAGGAAATTTTTGAATGAATTTTGACCAGATTCCATAACGATCCCCATTTAGGTATATTTATCCTCAATATTTATAATTTTTAGAAAGAGTACTTCTTAGGGATTTTTCCTTTTTTAATTAAGGATGTGACATATTTTTGGAGAGGCAAAGGTTCTAATCCTAATACTTTAGAAGCCCTATCTAGTGCATTTCTAGAACTATGTTGCGGATCTTTCTCATAAAACTTGAAAAAATATTGTAGTGCCATCTTGTATCTACTTCTTCTAAACAATCTATCTAGAGTATCATCAATCCAAGGAATATTAGTAAAATCCTCATCGATGTCTTCATACTTTAGAACAGAATTGGAACTGGTAAAGTTCTTCTTACGCATAATTGTTTTGGCAGTAAGTTCTATTTCGCCGTCTTTATCTTTCTTTATAACTACTGGGATGTTGAGGTAACTGGAGATATCTTTGATGATTGCTTGATCGTCTGCGTTAGATTTGATCTGATTGCCCTTATTACTCTTTATCTTTTTAAAGATTTTTTGTAATTCTGCGACCTTGATCTCCGGAGTGTTTCTTTTGTCGTTTATTCTATCTACAAAGTGTCTTGTAAATTCGACATCAATCTGGTACTTTTTTAGAAGCTTATCAGCAAACTTCTCCAAATCATCTATCTGTTTTTGACTTACCAGTTCATCTAACTTCTCTTCACTAAGAAAAGACTTGAAACCTGAGATAGATGATTCTCTCTTCTGTAGTTCAACTGGTACATAAAATTCTTGTATGAGTTCCTTATCGTCAAATACTTCTATAGATTCTACTGTAGGAGAATCTATGAATTCTCTAAAAGTATTGACATCAGAACCAAGGAATATTCCTAATTCTGTTTCTTCGACCTTCATTGCCTTACGCAACATTTTAAATAAGAGTTCTCCGCCCCTAAACTTAGAAGGCAATCCGTTCTTAAATGAGTCATAATCATTCGCTGCAGCGGCTGCTCTCATCTTAGACGCAGACATACCAGAGACACCTTCTGCATCCGGATCTCTTTCTCCTGCAGATACTATTTTGACTCCACCTTCAAAATCATAGAAACCATGTCTACCTTCAACTCCATTATACTTATTAAGGACATTGTTAAACTCTGATACTCGGTCTCCACCCACAACCATTACTGCTTCTTTGTATCCTAGTTCATGAAGAAGACTAACAGCATTAAACGCAGTCTTGACTTTATTGTTTGACATGATGTTCTTAGAATACTTCGGAAACATCTTTTTCATGAACTTGACCTTGGATCTGAAATCCAATGGGTCTTTTTTTGGGTTTTGAGAGTGACTAGGAAATACCAAGAAGTCAGCACCTTCTTTAGAAGCAAC